AAATGTTCCTTTTTTCTTTACAAGGTTAATAAGTTCAGCAACAAAGCTTCTTTTTGCTTGATCTTCAATATCTAAGTCATCAACATTAATACCAAATACAGCAGACATTAATGCGAGATATTTATCGTCAATTTCATATGCATCATAAATACTTGGAATATTCTTTTCTAAACTATATATTTCGTTAAATATATAATCAAAATTATAATATAAGAATTTAGTTAATTTATCTGTCCGTTGATGTTCAGGTATACAATTAATAATATAATCTGTTATTCCATAATATTGAATGCTATACAAATCCTCTATATTAGATTTCTTGTAAATATTACCAAGGTAAATAAAGGGTTTATTTACATTAATATAATTTTCAATAATAAAATCTAGTGTTGTTTGGTCTTTAAAATAATCAGCTGCATTATTCGTAAGCCAAAGATAAAAAGGGCTATCCTTTCTAAAATAAAGTTGATCTCCTTCAACCACTGATGTAGTACCAACTAGATCAAAAATTTTGAAATAATAATTTTCTCCAATAACTTCAGTAAAAGTTGTTGAAGGAACTGATGTTTGATCATTTTTAAAAATTGAAAATTCATTCCCATTGATCGAATCTATAGTTACCCAAATGGATCTATAACCAAAACTTTCATCCTTAACAAATAATTCCTGGACAGGAGCACCCTTAGTTACTATTGAAGTCTTAGGGCCTATCAAAGATGTTGAGCTTGAAGGGGTCTGAGAATAGTACCCCTTCAAGATAGAAAAATATGTTGAAATTAGAAAATATGGTATATCTGAAAATTTACCTTGCATAATTTATCCTTCATTTAAATATTGACAAGCTTCATCTAATAAAATAGGAAATTGATTAAATCCAAGTTTAATAGGTCTTAAAAAGTTGTTATATGTAGAACTGAGTTCATCTATGGTATACTGAGGGAAATTCTTATCATAATTAGGTTCATAAATTACGGTCTGAACTCCAGATAATGATGTTGTAAATGTGAAAATGTCTCTAATTACAAGATTTTCAATTCCTCTAACATTAGAAAACTTATCATCATCTGATACTTTAGATATGTCTAAAATGTAATTGTGAATTTCCTTGAAGTCTATAATTTCATTGAAATTTCTATTAGCATCATCAAAATAATATTTTAGTTTGTTTTCAACATCTGTCTTAACATTGTTAAAATTATACATTCTTTTGACTTTGATTCCAATATCAAATCCGAAGTATACAAGATCTGGGATAACAAATGTTTCAAAGTTGTTTAAATATCTTCTTGGTTCTAAATAAGATTTAAGAGTATTAACAAAATCGGTACTATATTCTTGAGGTAAATTAACCTCTGCAGTTAATCCTGGAGTAATAATCCAATCAATAGCAGATAATGAAATTGTACTAGTGTCCCAATGAGAAGGAATTAACGATAGATAAACTTTATTATATTCTCTAGTATCACCGGGATTAACCTCTTGTTCTCCCCATGCATTTGCTTTTACAACATCAGAATGAGTTTCTAGATGAGAAGTATAATCTGCACCAGTTACATTCCTATATTGTGATTCTAAAACACCTAGTGTAGAATTAATAAGCTCTGTAATTGATTCAGGATTAGAAGCATTATAGGATTCAAATTCATTAGATATGCTAATAAGATCTTTTTCTACATTGTAATCCTTTGTAATATTTTTAATAAAATATGAATTGAAAGTATCAAAGGAATTTTCAACTAATATAGGAATTTCCTGAGTGTTTTCAAAATCACTAAAAGTAAATGCAGCAACAGAACCATCTTCACCCAATGTTTTAATAATAAAAATTCTAATTTGATCAGTTACAGCGGGAACATTATTAGCTGAAGAGAATCTAATATTGTATTGACCAAACTTATTATAATCTAATCGGTAAATGTTATCATTTTCTTCAATATTAGAATAATCCTTAATGAAGTTATCAACTCTGGTTCATGGAGTTCCATTTACATATAGAACAATAGATGTATTGTCATCTGTGTATATACCATCATCAGAGATACCGTGATCAAAATTAAAGAAAGGAAGGAAAATTGTGTTATTAATTACATCTTCCCCGGTATAGGAAAGTGTTTCAATACTGCCCTGAGTCAGTGTTAAATCAAATTCATATGATCCTACAGCAGACGGAGAAACTGTAATAGTCGTGTCTTGAGTTGTTAAATAAACAATTTCTTCTCCTGTCGCATCATCTGTTAATCCAGTTGAAATTGGATATCAAGCAGGAATAAACAATTGATCTCCAGGTTGAGGAATTCCTTCAACTCATGGATCTACAGTCACTTCAACTGTTAAATTAACTTTTGCTGAAGAATATCCTTTAGGGTAATATCCTCTAAGGTTTGCCATCATTGAAGCAGTTTCATAAACCTCAGTAGATTCTATGAACATATTTTTAGCAAGCTTATTTAGATAGTATACATTCATTTCAGAAAGATATGAAAGTAACTCAATAAGCATTGTAATATTGGCACCTTCAAAATTATAATCTTTAAAAGTTTCTGAATTTTGAAGAATAGAAATAAGCTTTTGTTTTAATGTTAGAAAATCTGCTTCTAAATATGTGGGGGTAAGATCTATTGTCATGATTCTTCCTATAATTTATAAAGAATATTTGTATATTCTTGGATATTTAAGAAATTTTTAATTTTATACTGCAAAGTTATATCATATGAATTATGATCATAATTAGGAGCAATTAGAAGATCTGTTATTTCGATTCTAGAGTCCCATGCAGTAATAGATGAAAAAAGCTCATTACCTATTTCTAGTGCAGTAATTTCATCTAATGGTTCAAATAAATAATTATATATATTTATAGCAAAAAGAGGCATCATTCTTCTGGATCCTCTCATTGTTCTAAAAATATTATCCAGAGAATTTCTTACTGCATCTTCATTTGTCATATCATTTATATCACCATTATTTTTCTTATCTAATGTGATATCTATATCTTTTCAAATTGCCATAATTACCTACCATTTAGAAATATCATAATATTTACTTACAGTCTTTAAAGACTGCTCAATAGTTTGTTTACTTTCAGCAGCTAAAGAATCTGCAGCAGAATCTAAATCAAGAACATTTTGTTTTAAAACAGAATCAAAATCTGGAATATTATCTAATAGTTTTGAAATATCAAACATTCCAGTATCTCCTAGTCCATTTGTTTCCAAGGTCCCTGTAATAGAAGTTAAAATAGTTTCTATTTTATCAGTTGGGATACAATCATTATTATCTGCTAAACATCCTAAAGTTTTATCAATTTTCTCAAGAAGTTTAGGAATCCCTAGCCCATCAACCAAAGATTTAACATTACCTAAATTTTGCATTAAAGTGCTGACATTTGCTATCCCGTCTATTGACCCAAAAATATTTGAAGAATAAGAGGAAGCATCATTTAATACACCAAATGCAGAGCTCATTACAGAATCTAAACAAGAACCAGTCAAACTTGTTGCTGAATTTAAAACATTACCCAATTCAGAAGAAGATGTGTTTCTTGCACTATTAATCTTACTTTCTAAATCTGTAATACCAACCTGGGTTTTCATAGTATCTAAAGTTTCATTTAAAGTATACACAGCAGTGTTTATTTTACCTGTAGATGTATTAAATTCTGACATTAAAGTATCTATTTTTGAATTTAATGATTCGCATGGAGATAATGTTGCCATATATAATTCCTTAATTTAGATTAATAGTTTCAGCAGTTATATTACAGGTTCCTTTAACTTCGATATCATAATTACCACCAATAACAATTTTCTTATTAGAACCGACTTGATCATATTGATTTGCTTTAACATATGAAGTTTTATTATTGTTAATAGTTTCGTTTTTATCTCGCTCAACTAATGAATAACTATTTTGTTCTGTTATTTCATATTTATTACCAGAGTTTCTAATAACCATATTACCTTCATAATCTATTTCTACATAGGTATTGGAGGGATGAAAAATATGAAGTCTTTGTTTATTTGGTGTACTATCAATCTCAATAACAATCCCTGAGTGAGTTGCAATTACAGTGTTATGTGGATACTCTGGTGCATATGCTGGAGAAGGTTCATTTCAAGTTCCCTTGTTTTGAGCAAGCTCTATTCCAGTTTTTACATTTTCCTTTTTAATATCGAGAATTGTATCAGACCCGTTTTCCCTAAAAAGTCTATGAGCAGAAGGTTCATTTAATCTTCTTACTGTAGGGTATTCTGCATTAGGATCTGTAAATCCAACATCTTCTTGTGAAGGGGGTTCATATCCTTCTTGAAATGATTTTTTAAAATCTGAATCAGATAAAGCAATATCTTTTTCAAAATCTTCAGCCGTTGCAGTAGCAAGCTCTTCTGGCATTTCTTCTTCAGCAGGGGGATTCGTAACATTAGCTTTTGCTAGTGCCATTCTATGTTCTGCTTGATATCTTTGAGTTACACTATTCTTTACTGCGGGACTTGAACTTTTAAAATACTTGTCTACATTTGATCTTTCACTATAACATCTATTAATAATTTCTTCATCTGACATATCATTTGTTACGCCAGCATTTTTCATTATTCTTTCTGCTCCAGCAGGTCCATGTTGAACACTCATAGACCAAATCATATCTTGTACACCAGCACTTCTTTCATTTGCATTAATTGAAGTTGACTGATTTATTTTATTAGCTGCAGTATCATAATAATTAGCTTTTACATATGCTTTTTCATAATTATGGAAATTATCTGCTCCTATTTGGTTTACAGATTGTCTCCATGCTTCTGAATATTCAGGGGTACCTGGTGTTAATCCTTCAAAATTTGCTTGTACTTCAGGAGGTAACGTTGCTACGAAAGGTTCTACAGTTCCTCTATTAGATGCAAACTGATATGATCCATAAGAAACACCACCAGGATCACCTTGGCCACTTGAAACAGCATAAGGACCAGCAGATCCGGATTCTCATCTTTTACTCAAAGATCCGAGTTCACTACTATTTTGGAATTCAATATCATCAGGATTATTTTGAACTCTATCATAGATCTTTTTTGAATTTTCCCGCATTCGTGTTTTGTAATCTACAGAACCTTCTTTAGCATCAGAATCGAACTGTGGGCTTGTTGGCACACCAGGAATTGAAGCAAAAAATCTTGGTTTAAAAATATGACCATTTTCAAAAAATAGAAATACTTGACTTCCTTGAACAGGAACACACCAAGACCCAAATCCAGATACACCGCCCTCCATTAATGAATATGCTGGTTCTGCTCATGGAAGTTCATCTGTAGGAATGCCTTCAAATTGAGTTTTTACTTTTACATCAGTATGAATACCAAAAATTCTAATTCGACATCTTCCCCGTTTTTCTGGGTCATTGTTATCCTCGATGACCCCTCTCCAAATTCCAGAAATCTTTTCTGAACTTGGTTGAAATTCCATTGGATCATTTCTAATCATAGTAACTCCTAATTTGAAACATTTTTATTAACAGCATCTAAAAGCTCTTTGACATCACTTTCTTCGTATCCATTTTTAATACACACCATCTTTTGGGTGAATGCAGGTCTACTATGTGGAACAAAATGATGTGTTATACTTTTAATAAGATATTTACCTTGTAAATTTTTATTATATATTTCATCGGCCCAAATACTAGGCCAGTTTACTTCAATGATTTCTCCGCATTTTCTTTTTTCATGACCTTTAACAGTAAAAGATATACATTGTTGTGTACTATATTTTTTTATCCAAAAATCATTAAAAATATTATCTACAATCTTTTGATCGTTCTCGTTTGTATGTAGATGAAAAGAATTTACATTAGATATATCATTAAATAGAGATTTATTTCCTAATATAGTATGATTTTTTAAAATATCTCTATATAGATATTCCTTTTTAATGAATAACTTTTTAGAATCATTAAATCCAAATCTTGTGCCGCCTGAAAGAAATCTTAATGCAGAATTATCAATTCCCATCATAGACCAGTTTAGAATTTTATTATAAAGGAAAAGATTAGGATCTTCAAATGTATATATTCCATCGTCTTCAGAACTTATCTTCATTAGCTTGGTTTGCTCCAGAAGTGTATTCAGAGTGATCAAATTAGTTCCACTAGTATTATTATAAAAACAATATCCGGTTTTACCAGAGGTGACCCCTGAAGCCCGTTTCATTAACCATTTAATACAGGTACCTAGGTTTCAGTATGGAGAGTAAAACCCTTCAATATATTCATTCGATTTTTCAAACTTGTCTCATGTAGTTACACCCAACATTTTTTCACCAATGTCCTTTACAACATCGGTAATTCTCATTGGTCCCCATGATTTTGAAAATTGAAGAAAATGAACGGGAAAAAACATCTTATCAGTAAAGAATAATTCAATAACATTTTTTCCAGTAGGGTCAACATTTTCAAGTTTATCAACTTTAGATATACTATAGATTCTAAATTCTTTGTCTATTGTTTCTTCTTCACCGTATGAAAGAGCCAATGTTTCATTACCAGTAAGAGGAGCAAATTCAACTAATCCTCTATTATCCTTCATAATAAGCTTACCAGTCATAGACATAGAGAATATATCTTCAATAAAATAAAATTGAATTATATCTGAAGAATCTATAGTTACTAAACCCCTTGCAGTATTAATAACTAATGTAAATGTTCTGACATCTTCTTGTGAATTCATTATGCATTTCCTATATTTCTAATCTCTTTTAGAATATTATATATATAAGAATTTTTTAAAATACGGATAACCTTACCAGGGTATAGCTCTTCAAATGGATTTGTAATATTATTAACAATGCAAATTACCCATCATAGTTGTGGGGTATTATAAAATTTATAACTTATATTATCTAATCAATCATTATTATCTATCTCGTATAATTCATAAAAGGAATTATCATTTAAAGAAGATAAATTTGTTATGTATGTTCTAAATATATTAAGATAATATGTGTTATTTGAGATATCATCTAAAATAGTAAAAAGTTTTAACTGTGATGAATTAGATAAATTTTGTTTAGTATATTCATTATATTGGGAAAGATCCATGATTTACCTCGAAGTCCTTATAATTCCACCCTGACTAAAAGTAGACCTATACAAAGGTTCAATATCTCTAAAAATAATAGTCAAATCACATAAACTATAATAATTATTAATGATTGGACCCTTTCATAATGGAGCAATGTTGATAATTGCTGCATTTTTAACATTTATAATTTCTGATCCTACTGTATATACTTGAAATATATAGGGGAAATTAATTAAAATAGTATCATCAGCCATTTCAGGGCATGTTAATTTTTCAAGTTCTCTAATAGGTTTTACTAAATTATTATATGGGTCTCCAGTCATATCCATCATAGGGATAGTTAAAGAATATTCCAAACGAGTAGAATCCTTATAAACCATAGCTGTATCTACTCTATAAGAGGGAACATCTACTTTAGCAGATTCTTGAACAGCTGATGATACTACTCTTTTGATAGTTTCTGTTGATGCAAAACTCTGACCTTCGTTAGGTTTTAGGCCCCCATATCCACCACCAACCGCATTTTTAACGCCCTGAAAATCTGTAAGTGCTGTGTGAATTTCTCCTACTTTAGAAGAAAGTCTACTTGCAAGACTTTCATACGTTTCCCAGCTATGGGATACGTTTTCCTGTAGTTCTTCTGGTGCACAAAAAGTTCATGTATTTCTATCAGATTCATCAACATTGAGCTGATTTGCTCCACGTGCATATGCGCGTTGTGAAGTCAATTTTTTAGATACAAATTTTATTTTTACTAGATTTGTAAATGGTACTGGGACTAAATCATATTCCATTATAACATTCCTCCCAGAGTTGTTTTATTTAAAAATATCATACCAAAGTTTTCAATTTCATCAGGAGCTTCAATAAAAGTTCCAGATCCTGAACCACCTCTTGAATTTTGTATTGATGAAACATTTACTTGTTGGTTAACAGGTTTTTCTTTTTGAGATTCCTGTTCTCGTTTTCTTGCTTCCTGTTTTGCTCTTTCTTCCATTCTTGAAAGAGACTTAAGCATTTCAACATCTCTTGCTAATTCTCTAGCTTTATTAGAAGAATCAAGTTCATTAACTGTATTAGAAGGAGATTCTACATCTTTAGAAAATAAACCAGATGCTCAATCTTTTGTGTCATTCCAAAGAGACTTAGCTCCTTCTACTGCTTTATCTTTTGTTCCGGTAATACCTTCTTTAATTGAACTAAAAGAGGGCAACATTTCTTTAAGTGAATCAAATGAAGGGATTAATGACAAAATTCAATTCTTAATTGATGTAATAAGATTGTCAGCCATCTCTTTAATTGCTTCTCATGTCTCCAGAAATTTTTCTTTTACTGGGTAGTTCAATACCCAATCTTTAATTTCTAATAGAGAATTTCAAACATTAGATAGAATATTAGGTAAATGAACTGTAAAGATATTAAAGAAACTGTCAATAAAACCTTTGAATGCAGTTTTTAGGGTGTTTGCTGTATCTCCCTCTATACCAAATAAACTTAGTACCCAATCTGAAATCCAACCAACAAATTCAAAGATAGGATCAAAAAATCCTGTCACCATGTTAGTAATACCGGCTTGCATCTTCTCAAAGAAGGAGCCCTCTTTTCCAAAAAAACCTTCAAAGAAATCAATTACAGCCATTACCCCAGTAATAAACCAACCAATGACTGGGATCTTTGAAAAAAGTTTCATAAACCCAACACCAAATCCCTTAAAGAACCCAGCAAAGATTCTAAATTTACCAAAAAAATTTGAAATTGCTAAAAGGGCATTATCTACTCAGCCTCCGAAAAAAGCTCTAATTTTACCAAAAAAATTGGTAAATACTTCTACTATTGGAGACATCTTTAAAAAAGTTAATACGCTTCTGATTCCGGCATATACTACTTTAAAAGGAATTAGAAAATATTCTATGACACCACCAATTCCTGCAGCAATACCCCCAGTGATTGCACCAAGAGCCAAACCAAGAACAACTAGCGGTGTAAAGAATCCGTCATCTTTATCCTTCTTTTCTTTTGGCTTGAACATGTCTCTTTTGTTTCAATCTTTGAAAATTTTAAAAATATTACCCAGAGTTTTTGTTTGCTTCTTTTCCTGATCTAATTGATCTTCTTCAACATCAGAACCAAAGAAAGAAAATAATTTTGAAAAAGTACCAACAGCAATATCCTTGACTCCAGATGCCAATGACTTAATATCATTCAACATAGAATTCAATGCTGAACCCATGATCTCAGTAGTACTAGATTGAATTGTACTAGATACTTTAGAAAAACCATTTCTAAGTTCATCGGGTACATCTGTTATTCGATCATATGCATTTCGAGAAGCATTTGAAACTGCTTCACCAATGCCCTGAACAAATTTCTTAAAGCTGAATGGAATTCTAGTTGAATCTTGTAAGTCTCGTCTTACGTTATCTCTTAATGTATCATTTGCCATATTATCTCCAAAATAAAAAAGGATCTAAAAAATGTTAGAAACACTCTTTAGATCCTTATAGAATCCTTTGGAATTATTCCAAGTGAGCTAAAATTATTTATTCATTTTTAACAATTCGTTTTCTTTTTTCTTATCTCTAATCAACAATGAAAGATATGCAGATCTTTCAAAATCAACTAGTTCGCCAGATTCCATAACACTTATATTAACATATTTAGCTAATTGGTATTGTTCTTCAATTATAGAATTTAAAGTGCAATCCAATGTGAACAATTTAATTATTGAAAAAAATTATTAAGTGGTAGTGAATGTTCATCAACATTGGAACAATATTGACATTTTGTTCTAATGACTAGATCGATTCCAAAATCATTTTCATCAAACCAGTTTTTAAGAGTATCATAATCTACACCAGGTAGATCGCCAACAAACATCATTTTGTCCTTTACAGGAATATTTTCATCAATACCAGAAGGAGATTCAATAGAAACAATGGATTGAGCCAAATTAGCAATAATCATCTCTACTTGTTTTTCAGAAACTGATAGAGATGGATCAATGACATCGTATCCTTCTTCTTGAAGTTTTCTTGTGGGAAATTCAAGATTTAAGACTAGTGCTCCACCCATAACTTCAATTTGTTTATTAATATCCTCTTTTACAGTTTTGATCTTTAAGTCGTTAAGATCAATCTTCTGGATATTGGGGGATTTACATTTCTCACATGTATGAGAATATGTGTGTACAGATCCCTTTGTTAGTTTTCTAATCTCAATAAAAAGGAAATATCTATCCTGGAGAACAAGCTCTTTTACATCCTTATTAACTACGGAAAAATTTAGAATTTCATCTAAAATCTTTTCTCCAAAAATTGGATCGGATTCATTCTCATAAACCAAAAGTTTCTTCATTTGGTTTGTGGTAATAGGTTTAATTTTAATTTTTTCCCCTGAAGAAGGGAGATCCACAATTTTTTCATATACATCTAAATGCTTTTGAAAATTATAACTCACAAAATCTCCTTAATTAACCGATTGTTTCATGTCTAATGTACTTAAATGTGCAATCGAACGTTACAATATCACGCGCGCTGTAATCTAAAGTTAATTCCCCAATTGTAGTAGGCCAAGCACCAATTAGTTTCATTTTATGAACTGGGTTGCCTGAAGTATCAAGCTGCCAAACTTCCTGATCTACCATATAAGTAGCAGGAGCAGCATGAATATTTGTACGTGGATTGTGAATAGCTTCATGCCATCTTAGAAAATCTTTACGCACTTGAGCTTTTGCGTCACATTTGAAAGTTACTGTCCAGTCTTCGAAAGTATGGGTTGCAGCAAGGGGCATAATGTTTCCCTGCCAATGAGTTTCAATAGGATCAATAGTAGATCCAGGCATACTTGACGCATTAACTAGATATTTTGTAGCTTCTGTTCCTAGAGTGCCAAACGGGTTATTCAAATGAATAACAAAAGTATATTGGCGTGCCAAATCAGCATAGTTGCTTCTAAAAGCATCAATGTCAAAACCATTAATTGTCATTTTAAATAGGTCTCCTTGAAAATAGTTTCATATAATTATTTATATAAACTATCTCGTTCCTCTGGAAATAATCCATCTTCATCTAAAACTTTAGAACATTCTGAGCAACAGTATTCCCCAAAACCCATTAAGGTAACTGGTCCATGTGTTTCATATTTATCACTTACACCATTTGAAGTAATTTGTCTTGCACAAACACAACAATATTTTTTACTCATCTTTTAACACCTTTGTTATAAATTCTGCTACACAGCCTTCGTTCTTATCGTAAACAATACCTAACGCGGATTTTACTCCTTTGACATATCCCTTTGAATAATGCCAAGCATCAGTACCACATAGAGAAGGAAGAACTCTAACTTGTACACCATTGTAAACATCTCCCGAAATATATTCAGTCATTTTCTTTCTATGCCAATGGCCAATTTGATACTCATAAAATTCTGATTTTGCTCAATGTTCTTTTGCTTCTCTTGCCATAAGTAAGGGTAAATTAGCATGCTTCTCTTCAGATCCGTGGGACAACCCAATTAATGTAGATCCGTAATTGTAATATTTTCTTAGTGCTGGAGAATTATCTACATTAACATGTTTGTCTAATCTATATCAAGCATATAAAAATTCACCAAGATAGAAACATGTTGCTTTATCATGATTACCGGGAACAATAATAACATCTACATCAGCAATTGCTCTACAATAGTCAATTACTTCAATAAGAGTTTCAGATACTACTCTGAAAACTTTTGTCCAACGTGAATCAGAATCCTGGGGTGTACCAGCAGATGTTTCGTTTCTGATACCATCAAAGTTAAAAAGATCATTTCCAATTGGCATTAGAATTTTTTCAATATTAAGATGAGAAGCTTTATTGAGAAGATCTTTAATTGCATTAAGATAATATTTTTTAGCAATCTTAATATCATAAGAATCCCCTGTTTCCATGTCCCACGCTAATTTAGCAAAATGATGATCTGTAATAGCAATCTCATACATACAAGGGAAAGATTTCTTCTTTCTTTCAATTGGTTCATATTTCTTAGGAAGAAGTTTGTATTGCTCCCTAATAATATCTAATGTAATGTCTTTTAGAATTTTCTTAAAAATAACTTTAGATTGTTTGTTTGTATGGGGAGTAACATTACCAAGATCATCTTTAATAGGAGTTTCCCATTCATTATGAGTAATTCTTTCAATTTGTCAGAAATTTGGATTTAAATTGAATTTTTCAAAAAGATCTTCTTCTGTTACTTCTTCTGAAAATTCTCCTACAAATTCATCATTTGAAAAAACAAGTTCATCTTCATCAGTATAACAAAATTTATTAAAACCCAATTCAACTTTTTCTACATGTCTGCTAACAGTTCCTCAGTCAATACCAAGTTTCTTTGCTGTGGCGGTTTTGTTTTTGTTTTGTTCTATATATACCTTATAAATTTCTTCACTACTATACATTTTTTCTCCTAATTAACAATTGAAAATAATCTTACTTCTTCTTTAGAAGCTAAATCTACCATTACTCCAGAACATGTGATTGTAGTAGATTCTTTATTATTTAATTTAAAAGTTGTACCATGTTGTACAGATTCATAATCTAAGAAAATAGCGGGGAACTCTAATATAACTGGGTTATCTAAATCATTATTTACAATAATATGAAAATCAATATACATAAACTGGTTAAGACCTGTATTAAAAGCACTTTTAATATCGACATGTAATTGAGCTAAAGCACTCTTATTTAAATTAAGAAATAGTTCATTATCATTTTTCACAGTAAAATAATAGGGAGGGGCAACATCAGATCTCCTCTTAATAATTACTGTATCAATATCAACTACAGCATAATCCTTTACATCCTTTCTAACATGTTTGATTGATTTAATATTTAAAAAATATTTTTCCAATGTTGCTTGCAGAAAATTAGAAGATTTTACAAATTCCTTTTCTGAGGGCACTTCAAAAACTAGTCGACCTGGTAAAACTACGCCATCTTCTTGAGAAGAAAAATGTGTAACATTACTTAAGTTAACTCTTGTGAATGTACTCTGATCACAACCCATAAAAAATAGACCCATACAAATTAGACACATAATTTTCTTAAACATAATATTTCTCCTTTTTTATTCTAAACATATTCCACGATACTCACAATAATCACAAAGATTATTTTCTTTTCTTTCAAAATTTTCACATCTTTCAATCTGGTCCACTTGCCAAAGAATTTCTCTCCATGTTTCCATATGGTTAAAATTATTTAATGTATATTCATGTTCCAATTCTACATAAACATATTTCCCTTTAAGATATTTTGGATTAAAAAGTTTATGAGCAACATAGCCATAGACCTCTAATTGGAAATTTGACTTAGGAAATCTTTGTAGTTTCTCAACTGAATCTCCTCCAGTTTTCCAATCAATTACATGTGCCTCATGATCATTATATTGAAACAAATCAATATATCCCATAAAGAAATGTTTAAATCCTTTGACAAGATCAACATCTCCATTTTCAGTAATAGCAAAAGGCTGTTCAACTAATTGTTTAAATTGCATAATATCCTGAAGATAAGGAAGGAAAAAATCACCTTTAACAAATTTAACTGCTAAAGACAATTCTTTCAAATATTCCTGTTCAGTCATTTCCTTAAATTCTGGTTTTTGAAATTTAGTTTTATTTCGTTTAAGAACATGTTCAACAATTGAATGTCAAAGTTTTCCCTTTTCAAAGTGTTTTACTGAAATATTTACTTGAGGTTTAATGATATATCTTCATTCAAACTTCTTAGGGCACTGTTGAAAACATTCAATTTTAGATACTGAATATGGTAGGTATTTATACATTTAGTTCCTCTCCAATAAAAACCCATTCCTTGTAGAAGACAGATTTTCTACAAAATTTCCCAGCTAAAAGACAAAGATGATCAAAATCTTTTGCTGTAATTACAACCACATCATAATCATGAGTTCCAAATTTAAATGCTTTTATTTTGTATCTTTTCATAATTAAATTGCGGGGTTCTTAATTTCCATCCAATGGGTGGGCCAATCTATATAATGTGAATTCTGTTCAGTATATTCTTTTCTTTTTCTTTCAAACGTATATGCTTTAAACACATCTGGTAAACGTTTATTTTCTTCTTTGTCTCGATCAATTAATAATATATTTTGAGAGCCGCCAAAATAAAGAAGAATATGCTTTACATTATCCCCTGGATAAAAATCTTTAACACTATGCCAAATCATTTTCTTTCTCCTTTTTTAAATTTTATATTTTTTAAAATTTGAAATTCTGAACAATTAAGAGTAACTTCATCAATTAAAATAAGTTTAATATCATTTGTTGAATACATTTGATCATTACAAAACCTATCAAGCAATTTTCTAATTTCAATTCCTATCTCTTTAGAAATTTCAATAGCTTCGGGTGTATAAGTCTCATACCTTTCATTAAACAAAGATTTCATTTTTCGTTCCTTATATAAATAGTTAAAAAACCAAAATTTGTTTTCTATAAAGAGATATATAATATTAAAATTAGGTTGTAAACAAACGATTAGATCATCCAAACATATTTTGAAGTATCAGACTGGTTCCAAGACGAAAGTCTTGAACAAGTTGTTTGACGACTTCAGAACAGATCTGTCTTGGTATATTGATCTAATCATTTCAAGTCAGCTTCCACTAACCAAGTTTATGTCTTCTAAGGATCTTCCATCAGGAATCATTACTCATTCCCAATGGAAACAAATTCTTTATAAGACGGCTTCTGAAATAGTCAGGTCTCAATACAAACAAGCCTCTAATAGAAGATTTAAACACTATAAGAAATTGTTTCATAAGTGTATTAGTGCAAATAAACATTGTTCTTTCACTGACAAGAGATTTAGTGAACTAAACCTCAAGCCAATTCACCAATCTAAGTTCTTTAGTAAACCCGATTTGAAGAATTTCTCCATCACATTAGATTCAAGATTGATTGATTTTCAATATGGGCTTCATTTCGATGAATTTGTAAGAATCAAGACCCCATTATTTCATGAATCTAAGAAACGAGCTATTACAATCAATGTCCCTATTAAACATCATAAGCACAGTCGAAAATTCGATTCTTGGGAACGAAAGAACTCAGTTCGATTAACACTAAAGAACAATATAATGAATCTTGAATTGATCTACGAGAAAGAAGCACCAGCACTAAAGACCAATGGTTCTGTTCTTGGAATCGATCAGGGCTATAAGAAACTAATGTCTTGTTCAGATGGAACATTTCTTGGTTCTGAGATGGAATCAATCTACAAATTCATTTCCAACAAGAAGCAAGGTTCCAAATCCTTCAAGAGGGCACTGATCCATAGGACCAATGAAACCAATCGAATTTGTAATTCACTAGATCTTTCAGATGTCAAAGAACTTGTGGTCGAAGACCTAAAGAACCTAAAACACAAGACAAAATTGTCAACAAATTTTATGAACAAGATGCAGCGCTGGGTTTACCCAGCAGTACTAAGCAAACTTGAATCCTTGGCTGAAATGAACGGTGTTCATTTCACGAAAGTGAATCCTGCTTATACTTCACAGACTTGTTCTAATTGCGGATGTGTGGACCCTGAGTCTCGCCAAGGCGAAGACTTCAAGTGTTTGCATTGTGACCATGAGATTGATGCAGATTGAAATGCATCGATCAATATTGCCCGTTTGGGAATTTATAGTTCCCAAAGTCCAAAAAGCTAATTTCAATGATTTTAGTAACTATCTATCATTAAGTTCTTATTTTCCTCTTCATATAAATAGTTAAAAACCATGGAGTTTGACAAAAATGTTAGATAAATCGCTCTCACAGTGTTTTGATATTGATGCTGCAAAACAGGAACTTAATGATGTTAAAAATCAATTGGATGAAGATGTAAACAATCCTAATGAAATTCTTCGCTCAAATATTGAACGTGCAGAAAGATTATTGGATAAAATTGAAACCGAGTGAGATGTGGGCACCACAAATGCAACTATTAGACTTGTTGAAATAGCAGCCAAATTGATTGATTGTATAACCTCTGCTGCAAACAGTATGTTAGCTAATGATGTTAGTTTGGAAACTACAAATCAAAAACAGGAATATTTGGATCTTAAGAAATTAGAATTTGAATTAAAGAAGAATAAAGAAGATAAGGTGTTACCATCAGGAGATAATAACACCTATAATCAAAATAATATTATTTTAACATCAAGAGAAGACATTTTGAAGTTAATGAAATAAATAATTTATATAACACTTAAGGAGGTGAAATAGTTTTAGTTTAATTTCTCCAGATAATTATTTATTAAAATATAAGAGGTAAAACTTGAAAAAAAAGTATATTTTGGATACGAATGTATTAATGGAAGATCATTTATCTATTGAAATTCTCAGGAACGGTGTTGAAAATGAAATCTATATCCCTAAAACTGTATTAGATGAATTAGATGGTCTGAAAAAGAATGTTGCCAAGAGACAACAAGTTTTTAGAGTTCTTGATGAACTTGAAAAACATAAAGATTATATTCAAATTTTAGATACTCTTAGTTACGAAGAAAGATCTGATAATAAAATTTTAAATGAAATTCAAAATCTTCAAGACAAAGAAAAATATACATTTGTAACAAATGACAGATTATTCAGATTTAAAACAGAGAAAGCCGGAATTAATGTGGAAGAATATAAAGCCTCGAATCCCTTTATGGTGGATTCTGAGAAATATTCTGGATTCATTGAACTATATAATGAGAAAGGGAAAATAGAAGATTTTAATAAATGACCCAATTCATTTCATTTTTCTGAAACTGGAAAGTTAATGTACTATTCTGGTAAAGAGAAAAAAGTGTTTGAGGTCCCTGAAACATTAGAAGTATGAAAAATTAAGGGATGAGATGTTTATCAAAGAGCTCTCATTCAATTGCTACTAGATGATGATGTTCTAGTAACCTCAGTAATGGGAAATGCTGGTTGTGGAAAAAGCTTGATCGCGATAGCATGTGCATTACACTTGGTTTTACAGGAAAAGAAACATAAGAAAATTTATATCACAACTTCAAATGTGGAAGCCACTGAGGAACTTGGGTTCAGACCTGGTGATGTAGATGAAAAGTTTTCCCCACTGATTAGACACATGAAAGAACTGATTCTGAAGTTACACGAGATTAGACCTGCAAATAAACTTTTTGTGGATCCAAGTGTTCAGATCAATAATTTAGAATTTAACCCAAGAGTTATTGAGTTGATCCCGTTAAACTTTCTCCGCGGAGCAACCCTCGAAAATGCCGTCGTTATCGTCGATGAACTCCAGAATCTTTCAAAAACTGAACTTAGAACATTAACAAGCAGATGTGGTGAGAATGTGAAGTTTATCGCCACAGGTGATTTAAACCAGATTGATAATCATCATTTAACCAAAGAAAATAATGGACTAAATTGGATTGTAAAAGCTTTTCAGGGTGACAAGAGATATGGTCACCTAAAGATGAATGGAAAGAGAGCTAGGGGACCTATATGTGAAATGACGAATGAGAGGTTCCAAAATTAAATTTTTATAAATAATATAAAGATAGTTTTTAACGGAGAAGTTATGAAATCACTATTAGAAAGAATTGAATTATTTGTAGAGGAAAAAGATTCTGAATACCAAAAGTTCTTTAAGAAAAAACTTAAGGAATATGGTGTTGATGAGCCTGATGAATTAAGTAAAGAAGATAAGAAAAAGTTTTATTCTGAAATCGAAAAAGAATGAGATAAAGAAGACGATCATGTCGATGAGTCTGAAGACGAAGATAAAGAAGAGTCAGACGATGAAGAAGACGATGAAGAAGACGATGAAGAAGACGATGAAGAAGACGATGAAGAAGACGATGACGATGATGACAATCTTGACGAAGCAGCTGATCCTCTTGTCAAATTAAATAAAAAGAAGGCTGCCCTAGAAAAGAAAATTGAAGCTAAAAAAGATGCCTTGAGTTTGGCTAGAGAACGTAGAAGAATGAAGGGTAACAGTAAAGGGGTCCAGGGGGATAGAGAAATTAAATTATCATCTGAGATTTCATCTTTGGGCCAAGAGCTTCATATGATTAATGCTGAAATTAAAAAATTAGAGGGCAAGTAAATGTTGTTTGAAGAATACTTAGATGAAGAAGAATATCTTGAGGAACTTAACGAACTTCTATTTGACTTTATAGATTCTTTAGATCTAGAGAGTCTTTCTGATGAACAAAATGAAAGACTCGATGACCTTCTTGAATTCATCACTGATATGGAAATTGAATATTCAGACGATGAAGAATCCGATGATGAGGAAGAAGATCTAGAAGAAGCTGTAAAGAAAAGAGTTGTTCGAAAAGGAAAAATTATTCGCAAGCTTATTTGTAAAAAGGGGTTCAAAGCAATGGGCTCGAAATGCGTACGTATGGCGGCCTCAGAAAGACGACTTCGTAAGAAAATGGCTAAAAGATCTGCTAAAAAAAGAAAAACCAAGAAATCAAGCATGCTTAGACACAGGGCTAGATCAATGAGATTAGCCAGAAGAATTCATTAACCATTAGCTAAATAATAAAATTTAAGAAGGTCTGTCGAAAGATGGACCTTTTTTGCTATAAATAATTATATGAGTTACATGCATAATCAATTTAATCCAAATAAACATACTTTATATAATCCTGTAAACCCCCAAAAATATATGGGAGACGTTTCAAAGATTATAAGTAGATCTTCTTATGAATGAAACTTTTATAGATGATTGGATACTAATGAACAGGTTCTACAATGATGCTCTGAACCAATTGGATTACCTTATGTAGATTGAACTGGAAAACAAAGAAAATATTTCCCTGATATTGTTTTTAAATGTAAGACACCAAGTGGACAGGAAAAGATCTATATGGTAGAAATTAAACCATTTAAGGAAACGATTCCACCTGTTACCAACAGTAGAAAAAAAGCTAAAACCCTATTACATGAAAAACAGACCTGGGAAACTAATATTAGAAAATGGGAAGCTGCAAAAAGGTATTGTAAAGCTAAAGGATGAGAGTTCAAATTAATTACAGAAAAAGAATTAGGCATGGGAAGATAATCTAATGGCAATAAAAGATGATATAAAAAATATATTATTTAATAAAGGAAATCAAATACATTATAAAAATATTAAAAAGCTTGATAATGAATATAAATGATTATTGGATCGAATTTTAGATAAAACAAAATTTTTAAATAATATAAATCCAACAATTAAACAGCGAATTTGATATATTTTAAATGAAGTATCTGAAGTTGTTATGTGTAAGAATTGTGGTAAAGTTCCTCCAAAATTTAGAGAACGAGGATTAATTCAAGAAGAATTTTGTTCAAGAAAATGTATAGGGAAATATCATCTTAGTGGGGAAAAACATTATTATTTTAAAAATAAAACTATACCATATGAAGCAACTTTAGAATATATACAAATACATGGATATGATAAAATAGAAGGGCTAGAATGAAAACTAAACCCTAATAACTCCCTATTAATTCTTATAAAATGTCACCAATGTGGGAAATGGTATACACCAAAGATATGGGAGTTTGTTAATAAAAGGGGTGTTTTTTGTTGTAGTGAAGAATGTAAAATAAAAAATCCATTATTTTCTTTAAATGGAAAAGATGGTGTAACGTTTCCGCATAAATGAAAAGGAAGAAGAGAATGAGCTTGGTTTGATACATATTCTCCTAAAATTTCTTTTTGCGAAGAAACAAAAAAGGAAGAAGAAACTGGAGCGTTGCTAGTAAAATGTATTCAATGTAAAGAATGATTCAGACCTAGTTTTATTCAAGTTCTGCAACGTTTAAATGGTTTAAATGTTGGCAAAGGATATTTTTATTGTAGCGATAATTGTAAAGAAGTATGCCCAACATTTGGAAAAAGAAAATATACATTGGGACATGAACCATATGCCCAATTAAATATACAGAATGAAATAAAACAGATTGTTTTTGAAAGAGACAATTATACATGTCAAATATGTGGAAAAACAAAAGAAGAATTGGGAAATGTTCATTTATGCTGCCACCATATAGATCCAATAAAGAATAATCCAGTTGAAAGCGCGGATGTAGATAATTGTATTAGTGTATGTAGAACCTGTCATAATATGATACATAGTAATAATTGTAATTATGGATTTCTAAGTACTTGTAAAGAACAATGATAAAGGAACAAAACTATGGCAATTAAAATATCGCTTACCCATAAACATGGCAATATTACAATGAGATCTGGTGAATTCTATACATTCAATTACACTGGATTCGCTCATGATCCTAGACCTCATATTCTTTTTATTAACAAAATTTCAGGAATACATCCCAAGTCAAATCATGAGCATCACTATATACAGGGCATTAACCTGACATATATCCCTAGACAGGACAGAAGAAAATTTGTAGATGATTGGATTAAGAATTATTCAAAATCAAAAAATTTAAATTTCACATGACAATTAATAAAAAGAAAATACCCTTATATTGCATTTGGAATTAGAAGATATTTTTGGAAGCCCCCTTATTATATGTCAAAAATGGAACATTTAGATACTATTGAAAAAATAGAAAAGGTTATTGTGGGCAATTGGGCCAAAGATTTCAGTAAAAAACTTAGAATGAAAATTGCTCAAATTTTCAAAAGAAGATAAAGAGGATTTGCTATGCGGCTGTGGAAATTGTTATTTATAACTTTAATTTTTACGTTAGATCTTTTGTTGATTACTAAACCAGTATCAACATCGAATTTGAATAAGAGTCTTTTATTACCAGTATTAAAAATTGCTATAGTTAATTCATATGATATTGACCATGTTTGTGGAAGCCCACAAACACAAGGCATAATTTCACAGTTGACAAAATGAAAGAATGATTATCAATTTGATATTCAAGTATGATACATGAAAACTGGTTTGACTTTTACAACACCAGAAGAAATAGAATACATATCAAAAAAAGTTATATGGGATATTAAAGCATTCGCCCCAGATTATATCTTTACTGTTGATGATACTGCATTTAAGAACATAGGAATACCTTTTTCTAAAACTCATAAAATATTTTTTACCGGGATTAATAAACCTATTTTAGATTATGTTAATTCAGATAATATAGAAATATCAAAATATAGTGGTATAGAAGAATATATTACTTTAGATAAATTTTTTAAAATGCTTTCGAAAATAGAAGTTTATCCATCGAAGTTTTGAATATTATCAGATTCCAGCACAACTTCTTTTTTTCTAGCTGATCAATATAAAGAACAGATTAAAAAGAATACCTCATTTGATGTTAATGTAATAGTTATAAATACAATTTCAGGATTAAGAGAAACATTAAATAAATTGCAAAGAGAAAAACTTGGTGTAATAATATATGCTTTTCAAACATTAACAGATACTGATTATAATGTTGTAAAATCCAAAAAATCAGTTTTAGATGATATGTTTAAATATAATAGAAAACATTTAGAACTATGTGAAAATTTTTATTATTCACAAAAGGGGATAGCTATGACAATTTCACCAGATTTTTATAAAATGGGGTCAGATACAGCAATATTATTTCAAGAAGCATTATTAAATAATAATTGAGAATCTAAAATTTTGAGCTCTCAAACTAAATTTTCAATAAATATTAAAAGACTTGAGGAACTTAACTTCGGTTGAATATATAGTAAAATAATTGAAGAGGTAGACGGGTCTTATGCAGTATATTAAAGGGAAGATAGGATTATTTTTACATAAAATATTATCTAATCTTCATTATATTTCAGCAATCATCATAGGTATTTTGTTTATAACTAATATGCTGTTTTATAAGTCAGAGGAAGTCAACCTGGAGGATGTATTATTAGATAAAACTTTTGAAAATGTTGATGAAATATACATTAATAATGAATTCGGGAAGTCAATAATTTTAAAAGTTCCACATAGATCAAGGATCATAGTTCATAAGAAAGAACTTAATGAAAACAATTCCTTCTTAATACGGGTTGATGTTTTAAAATAGGAGGTGATGTGTAAATAATAAGGAGAACGATATGGTAGAATTATTTTTAAGTTTGCCATTTAGTATAGAGGTTTGAAAAACAATATCCATTTTATTATTAGCAGCCATATTTTTTCTAGTTAGAATTTACAATAGATATTTTAAATTAGAAGATTTGGTTGAACAAGATATTAAAGAATTAAAAGAAACTTCTAAAAAACTAAATTTACATATGGAAAAAATACAAGAACAACACGAAGAATTTTTAAAAATTGTAGATAAATTTATAGGTGTTGTTACAACTACAGATGATATTAGCTCAAAACAGAAAGAACAAATAGCTCTTCTAAATAAAATAGTAGATAATTTTAATGCACATGATGTCTGTAAATTAAAAGAAAATATAAAAGAAGATAATAGTGAATCATTAAATCTGAAGAAGTTGTTAGAGATGATATGTGATGAATATGAATTACACAAAAAAGATTAATTGTATTGTTTACAATTTAATTCCCCTGTTTTAAATTTATATAAATTTGAAATGGGGGTATTTTTTATTATGGAACCTAAAACAAAGGAAACTAAATGTAATTATTATGTAAAGAATAAAGATCTTATTATTGAGATTGAAAAGCTTAAGAGCACCAATGTCTTTTCTGATACTTTAGGGAAATATATTATTCAGATTGTAAATGGTCTTTCTCATAGACCAAACTTTAATGGTTACACATATTTGGAAGATATGAAGTCAGATGCTCATGTAGCAATCATCAAAGGTCTCAGAAATTTTGATTTAGAAAAATCTAATAATCCATTCGCTTACATCACTCAGATTGCTTGAAATGCATTTATCGCATTTATAGGCAATGAAAAGAAAAAATCCAAAACAAAGAAAAGATTATTTGATCTTAAAGAAATCATTCAAGAAGACGATTCTATGAGTGCTATCAACTATTCATATTATTGTGAAATTGAAGTTTTTGAAATAGATGAAGAGACACCTAATTTGAACAATTGTAATTTAGAAATATGTGAGGATAAAGAATAATGAAACATGCTCTTTTTACAGACCTTCATGTGGGTCTAAACATTAATAATGAAGTATGAGAAAAACTTCCAATTAAAGCTGTGGATTTTTTAACCACAGAATCAAGAAGAAGAAACATTAAATCAATAATTTTTCTTGGTGATTTTTATCATGACAAGAAAGAATTATCTGTTAAGGCTATTGATTCTGCTAGGATAATTTGTGAAATGTTGAATGATTTTTCCACCTATATTATTTGTGGAAATCATGATGCTTATTTTAAGCATACAAATGAACTTAATTCACTTCAAACTATTGATAAGTATGATAATATTAAGATTGTAAATGAACCAACTGTTATTTATGATAAGATTGGGCTTTGCCCATGATCAAATGAGTACAAATCTTTAAATACCAAAATTCTAATGGGGCATTTTGATATTAAAGATTTTAAGATGAATGATAACACAACATCATTTCATGGAGAAGAAATTTCTTCTTTTAAGGATTATGAAATTGTTCTATCAGGTCATTATCATACTCAATCCCAAAAAGATAACATCATTTATATTGGCAATATGTATGGGCATAATTTTAATGATATTAATGCAAAAAGAGGGTTCCATATTTTTGATGATGAAACATTAGAATTGGAATTTGTTGAATTTATTGATGCACCAAAATTTATTCATGTTTTTGACATGAATCTTGATGAAACCCTAATTAAAGGGAACATTGTTAAAATTTATTTCACAAAAGAATATTCAGAAATGGATATTTTAGATTTCTTGACAAAAATCAAATCCCTAGAACCTTTACAAGTTGATGTTGATTATTCAAGAATTGAAATTGAAGATGTCAAAATGGATATTCCTACTGAGGAATTTTCAACATTAGATGAGAAACAATTATTCTTGACTTACCTTGATAAAATTTCTATCCCAGATCATTTAAAATTGACAATGTGTAAAAAGATACTTGAAGATTTATTCAAGCCAACTGAATAGTCTTTCTAAATCCAATCCATTCAAAAGGTAATTAGATTTTTCTAGTTACCTTTTTTCATAATTATTTCCTGTATTGTTTCACCAATCAATATAATTCTATATACTATACCCTCCGTACCAAGTTAATATATTAACTACCCTGCCGGGATTCAATTGTAAACAGGGAAAATGAGATCAGATGATAAAATATGCTCAATGAGGAAAATAAGTCCGGAAATCTCGAGATTTTCACACTTTTCCGGAAGCCTAATTATTTCAATAACTTAGAAATCCACCAAAATCTTAGTTTTCCTAATAATATCAATAACTTACGAGAAAACTGGGGAAAACTATGAAAAAAGGTGTATAAAACATTACGATTCCGATGAGTTTTGAAAAAGCTAATAATTTCAATAATTTAGGATTCCACTTTTTAGTGTACTTCTTCTAAGAGATTGGTTATTCTAAATTCATCTTAACCACACAAACCAAATCGGAGATTAAGATGTTTGCTATTATTAATGATAACAATGAACGACTTGCAAATGCTTACACATTCAAATTTGTGGATGATTCTAAAAGATGTTGTCTTTGGAAGAATGAAGCTCCTGCTTTAAGGCTTATTGAAAAGTTGAAAAATGAAAATCTTGGAACCCTCAGGGTTATTGAAGTTTCTGAAATTCCTGTACCTGGAAAGAGAAGAAGGAAGTCCAAAGAAGAAACGAAAGTTCAGGAAGAAAACATTGAATTCGATGAGACTTCTTTCTTCGAATCTGGATATAATGAAAAGTGTCTTCGCTGTGAGGGTGACTGTAAGCAGTCTGCCCTGGCAAAAATCATTCGTTGCCCTAGTTTTAGAAAAATTAAAAAATAAGTTTACATTGTCGAAAGTTTTTGTTAAGTTCTTTTTATCAACACAATAACAATGGAGAAATCAAATGAATTCTTATTTTGAAAAAGTCGAACCCATGGACGGTGAACAAATTGCCCAGGAACTCGGAACTACCCGTCAGTATGTTTGTAATACATTAAAATCTGCCCTTCGCAAAATCTACAAGTCCCTCAAGAAGAAAAATCCTGACATGACCCCCTTTGAAATTGTAAATGCCATCCGGGAATTTTTTGGAATTGAAGATACCGATGAAATTCGAATTTTCTTCAATGCCTTCCCTCCTGATGTTCGCGAAGAAGTAGAAAATTTTATGAAAGTTTAAAAAAACTGTTTACAAACTTTCAAAAATTTTATATTCTAATCTCAACACAACAACAAATAACACAGGAGATTAAAAATGGCTACTCCCGCTACTACCACTTTCAATCCCTTCTTTGAAGTAGAACGTACCCCTGTTTTTGCAAAGTATGGGAACAAGGAAATTCAGTTGGCAAAGGATGTTCTTATCAATACTGAAACCGGACGCCCTGTGGGTATGGTTGGTAAGGATTATAAGGTTATTACTAATAATGAAGTCAACGAGCTTTTTGGAGAAGCCTTCTCGAAGTACAAGGTTAAGCAGACCATGGATTTCATTAAGAAGGGTGGGGAAACTTGGGTTCGTCGAATCGTCTTCGAAGATGATGAACTGACTTTCGAAGTTGCTAATGGCGATATTTCCCATGTTATGCTTGAAATTTATAACGGATTTAATACAACCATCCGATATGGATATAATCTCAGCCTTTTCAGGAGCATCTGTTCCAATGGAATGGTTTTTGGTAAAAAGAATCTCTTTGGATTAAATTTCACTCACAACTCAGATCAGCTCGAAACAATTCGATCCACATTTGAAATTGGTGCTAAGTCCATTGGCGAAGAAATTATCCCGATTTGGCAGAAGTGGACGAAGATCCCTCATACCATGAATGATATGGAAGTTTTCCTTGATTCTCGTGATTATGTCAATAATGACAAGATGAAGGAAAGAATCCTTGTAACTTATGAAGAAGTGATGAATCGTGAAAAACATGATGAAACCCGATTTGGTGCATTCAATGCTATCACTGAAATCATGACTCACCAGACTTCTACTCGCCGCGAAGATACTTCTAACATTTTTGGAAATGCATATCGCAAGTATGAAAGACTTGCTATGGATATGTATGCCCTTCCTATGTAAATAAAATTTTGGGAGAGATGAACGTATGGACGTCATAGCAGACCTTGAATCTGCCCTGGAAGAATCCAGCTCTCCCAATCTTTCTCTTAAAATAAAATACATTAACCTTATCAGGGAGATTGAACATGAACAAGAATTAACTAAATTTAGGTGTTTACAATATGAAATTCACAAATTAGAAAAAGAATTATTCAAACAATATACAGAAGGAGTTTAAAATGTCACATCTTATTGAATATGTTCGTAAAAAGGGTAGAATTGTTGGATTTGATTATGATGAAGAGGGAATTGCTACTCCTTATAGAGAAAAGGGAACTCCTTATGGGTGTCTCTATGCAAAAACATTTTGCGATCTTAATGGAGAATGCAAGATTATAGTAGGTTGGAGTCTTTGTAATAAGAAAGATGTATTTACAAAGGATGATGCAGTGTCTATTGCCGCTGAAAGGCCTTTTGATTATGAATTTGGTTCGAAGATGCCTATTCCATCTTCTCTTGAAAAACAATTTGTTAAGTTTTGTAAACGCGCAAAGAAGTTTTATAAGCTCAATAATTTTACCCATAAGTATGTTATCTATAAGGAAGTACCTCTCGATGTTTAAAGTTGACAAGGAAGACGGTCTTTTTACTCTAAATTCCGTCTTCCTTGTTTTTAGAGATAAAAAGCTATTATATTTTTTAACTTTTAGAGATTTGTCTGATACATCTAAAACATTTGATGTTTGGTATATTAATGACTTTGGTAGAGTTGACTATAGTTTAATTACTGACTTTGAAATTCCTTGGAAAAAAGGTAATGATTCATTAAGTGCCAAACACGTTTCAAGAGTCATTACACAAATTGAAAAATATGGATTTGATATTTGGTTTTGGCCTGAAACAATTAAGAATCAATCTATAAAAGATTTTTATTTACAAAAGGTTAAACCTAAATTAAAATTAACTTATTAACAACATGGCCCTGTAACTCAGTTGGAATAGAGTACGATCCTTCTAAGTTCGATGTCACAAGTTCGATTCTTGTCAGGGTCACCATTTACCCCTATAGTTCAGTTGGTTAGAACCCCCGGCTCATAACCGGAATGTCCCAAGTTCAAATCTTGGTAGGGGTACAATCTTCAAAGGAAAACATTATGATCAGAGAAAAACAGAACAAAGAAATGATTATTGATTTGACTGGTCCTGAAGGTAATGCCTTTTGCCTATTAGGTTATGCAAAAAGTTTTGCTAAACATCTTTCATATTCAAAAGAAGAAATCGAAGAACTGATTAGTGATATGATGAATGGTGATTATGAACATCTAGTTACTGTGTTTGATAGTCATTTTGGTCATTTTGTAATTCTGGAACGATAAAAACAGGGGGATTATTATGTCTTATCCAGACCTTGATTTAATTAAAGAATACACAGATTTGTTTCTATCAAAGTCTATCACCTCACTGAAAACAACTCAAATAGTTGATCTTATTAATCATTTAAGAGAACATAATAATGAGCTTATTAAAGAAAACAAAAGTATGAAATTGAATCCCAACAAAAATAAAAACAAGTATATTAAAATTAGTAAAAAATTTTATAAACCTAGTGAGCAGTTATGGAATAGAATTACATTTTATATTGATGAAGAAATATGGCTTAATCATAAACGTAGTGATGTTGTATCATCGACTTCTTATTATAGACTACTGTCCCTAGCTGATGTGGTTATTAAAAACGATCAAATAATTAAATATCGTTTTGCTGATCTTGAAGATATTTTTGATAATATCCTTCTATAAAGGTGAATAGCATGAAAGAATTTTTAGAAGATAAGATTGATGATATTGTGTGGATTTGGAAGAAAATCCAGAACTTCTATTATGATATCAAATATGGTATTAAAAATCTTATCATTTGGTTCCCTATTATCTGGAAAGATAGAAGCTGGGATTATTCGTATATGTTTCCTATTTGGGAAAAGAAATTTGATTTGATGATTGAATCATTCAAGAGAGGAAGCAAGTATGTTTGTGGTTGTGAAAAACACATTAAAAGATTAAAAATTTGTAAAGAAATTTGTAGAAGACAGAAAGATGATTGGTGGTATCATGAAAATGGATTTATGTTTCATGATAAGAAATGGGGAACCCTCGATTGTTCTGTAGAAAACGGATTTTTTAAAACACATCGAGAAAATGTAAAGACTCCTGAAGATGAAAAAATTGAAACCCAACAATTTTTGAATATACATAAACTTGTTGAACAACATAAGAAAGAAGATATGAATATGCTTTTAAATTACATTAACAAGTATTGGCAAAGTTGGTGGTGGTAATGAAAGTCTTCTGTAAAGATTGCCGATATATTGATTGGATTCCGGTAGATGGACCTCGAATGGCTGAAGCTAGATGTAAAAGGATAAAAGAATATAAACAGAGAGATACTCCTCTCGAAGTTATAACAACACCAAGATATTGTAATCCATATTCCGACAATCTATTAAACAAATGTCCTTATTTTGAAGAAAAACAATCACTTCTAAATTGTATTTTTAATTGGAGTTGATAGATGTTTACATTTTTTAAAGAAGATTTTTAAAACAAAACAAACTTCTGATCCGTTTATTAAGAAAGATGATTTATTTTATTTGTCATATGGTGATGGAAATCCTTTCTTTGTAGACGAATATAGATTTGTAACAATTAAAGATGTGAAAGATGGATGGGTTTTATATGCTATGCATCCTTTAGGAAAACATAGAATGTTTCAAAATGAAACAATGGAAATTAAAGAGTTTTTAAACATTTATAAAAAGGTGGAAAAGTAAAATGACAATTCAGGAACAACTACAGAAAGCTATGATTGAGGCTCTAAAGGCTGGTAATTCAATTCGTAAGGATAATATTAAATTCCTAATTGGCCAGTTTCAGACAGCATCCAAGAACAAAGAAAAAACTGTTACTGACGAAGAAGCTATTAAGATTATCAAGAATATTGTTAAATCTGTTAAGGAAGTAACTATCCCAAATCTTATTCAGAACCCTATACAGGGAATTGGGCTAGACACACCAAATCCAAAACTCACAGAAGCATATGATTTTATTGAACTTTGTGAATCAATTCTACCTCAAATGGCAACAGAAGAAGAAATTAGAAATTTTCTAAAAACAGTTGACTTTTCTCAGTTTAAGAATAAGATGCAAGCTATTGGTGTTGTTACAAAACACTTTAATGGCAATGTAGATGGAAATCTTGTGAAATCTATTGTAATGGAGATGTAAAAATGAGTAAGTATGCATTTACTTTTGGTTGTGGTCAAAAACACGCAAATTGTTATGTTGTGATTGAAGGGTCTTTTGATGAATCCCGAAAAAGAATGTTTGAAATGTATGGCCCTGAATGGTCTTTCCAGTATGAATATGATGATAACTTTTTAGAAATTGCTAATAAATGGCGATGGAGGGAAATCTAGAATGACCATTGATAACATTGATGAACTCTACGAGGAAATTAAAAAGTTAAAATTAAAGCAGAAAGAAATTTTTGATTATATTTCCGTATATATTAAAAACAAAAGCATTCCTATTAATGAGAGATGGGATATGTTTCGTAACAATGAAGATATGTTTCCTAAATCTGAGTGGATTATTCATTACAAAGAATTAGAAAGTAATAATATAAACTACTATGACGATTTCAACTACGAGAGACATGAAACAGTTAATTTAGTAAATTTGGTTGAACGTGTAGAAGATTACGATCTTGATATTGATATTGACAAATTGAAGGAAGAGGTATTAGAACATGGATATTCCAACTTTAATTTTGATTGGTAATGAGGATAATTATGAATGACTATGTTAAGTTGTATGTATGGGGGGCTATTCTTTTGTGTGTGTTTGCTTTTTCGTTTGGGTATGCTGCGCCCTATCTAATTTCGGCTGCAAACACTGAACTTTTTTTCCTTGGGGTGTTTACAATTGCTGTATCCCCAATTATGATTGCTTTTATCATTATGAAGAAGATTTTACCTATTGTTAGAAAACTTAAATCAAAGGAGTAGTTTATGAAAAATCTTGTTTATCTAATTCTGTTTATGGTGTTGACTTTTGGAAGTGTAGCTTGTACCAAAGTACCTTCTGGCAATGTTGGTGTGAAGGTTTATCTTCTTGGTGGAAATAAAGGGGTTGACACTGAAGAGCTTGGTGTTGGACGATATTGGATTGGTTGGAATGAAGAACTATATATTTTTCCAACATATACTCAGAATTATGTTTGGTCTGCAGATTCTCGTGAAGGTTCTCCTGATGATGAATCAATTACGTTTCAGACAAAGGAAGGTCTTTCTGTAAATGCTGATATTGGTATTGCGTATCATATTGATCCAAACATGGTTAATGATATTTTTCAAAAGTATCGTAAGGGTGTAGAAGAAATTACTGACATTTATCTAAGGAATATTGTGCGAGATGCTTTTGTCGTAGCATCTTCAAATAAGCCTGTTGAATTTGTTTATGGTGAAGGTAAGGCTGCTCTTCGTGATGAAGTTGAATCAATTGTAAAGAGTAAGGTTGAACCTATTGGTATTATTATTGAACAGATTTCCTTTGTTGGTGATCTTCGTCTTCCTGGATCCGTAATTACAGCACTTAACGCTAAAATTGAGGCCACGCAGACTGCACAAAGGGTTGAAAATCAAGTCCGCGAAGCTGAAGCCGAGGCCCGTAAGAAAATTGCTGCCGCACAAGGCGAGGCAGAATCTATTAAGCTTGTAGCTCTTGCACAGGCCGAAGCAAATAAAATCCTATCTAACTCAATTACTGCTACTCTTGTTGAATATAAACGAATTGAAAAGTGGAACGGAATTATGCCAACATATATGGCAGGAACAATGCCGTCCCCGATGCTATCGATTAAAGAATAAAGAATTTTATTTACAATAGATAAGTGGCTTGATAGATTATTTTTATCAAGTCACTTTTAATTTTGGAGTTTATATGTCTTATAAAATTAAAATTTATTATCGCGCCGGAGATTCTTTCTCAACATCTGATGAGACTTCTATTCTTGAGTATGAATGGAAGAATCTTGATATTGCTAAAAAGAATCTAAAAAGAATCAAAGCACATTACGAATGGTTTACATATGCAACCCAACCTCCTCATGTAAATGAAGAGAAATGGTTAAAAAATGTTCCTAAGTTTTGCGTTAAAGCAACTTTTTATAAAGCAACTTCAAGATATGATTATGCTATCAAATTACTTCATGATGATGGAGAAAGAGAATATCAACTTTATCCATTTTGGTGTGGTTACTATGAACATTTATATGGTGCAAAAATTGTAATTGATTCAGAAGATAAAGATATGTCATTTGGTGATGTAAATTAAGGGGGTGTAAATTATGGCAACATGGCATAATGGTGGCTGGGATTTTGTTGAGGTTGGAAAAAGATACCAATATAAAGAATCCGGTCTTATTGGTGAAATTGAAATATTAGAAGACAATTCCACGGATGATGAATATTCTTTTAAAGTTAAATTTGTAAAGGCTGTATGGGATTTTGGTGACACGCCTTTTTGTATTTCAGCATCAAAATCCTTAAACGCATATTATAATGGTATGGTTAACATTTATGAGCATGAAGAATATTATATTCCAAATGGATATAAGTATAACTATGAGGAATTCAAATAATGATAATCAATGAAACTCAGGGAAACCTGTTCAATTTTGTTAAAAAAGATACTGTGGTTGCTCATTGTATTGCAGCAGATGCTGAAATGGGTGCTGGTATTGCGGTTGATTTTGTGAAAAATTATCCACAAATTAAAAGACTTCGAAATGAAGTTCTTGAAGTAGGGAAAACTTATTATGTTTCCCCAGTATTAAATATTGTAACAAAAAGACGAAGTTCCGGTAAACCCTCTTATGAGTCTATGTGCTTTGCACTCCAAAATATGGCAGAGGTAATGAGAAATAACATCATTACAGAAGTCTATATGCCTAAAATTGGTTGTGGGCTTGATAGGTTATCTTGGCCCGCAGTTAAGGAACAACTTAAATATGTATTTGGAGACAGTGAGGTAACTTTTAATGTCTACTATCTATAATATATTTGATGAAAACAGTATTGAAACTTTTAGGGGAGAACATGTCTTTCTAAGTAATTTTTATTTTTCCTTTGTTCTATATAATGATATTGTATGGAAAACTGCTGAACATGCTTATCAAGCATCCAAAACCCTTGATCCAAAAGAGAAAAAATGGATTATAGATTGCCCTACTCCCCATCTTGTCAAAGAAATAGGGAAGAAATTGACATTAAGAGAAGATTGGAATAATGTAAAAGTTCAAATAATGAGAGACATTATATATGAAAAATTTGAATATAATAAGAGTATTAAAGAAAAACTTATAGCAACACACCCCTATATATTAATCGAAGGAAACTTATGGCATGATAATTTTTGGGGTGTATGTAAATGTGAAAAATGTAAAAAAGTAAAAGTAAAACATAATCATCTAGGCTTTATTTTAATGGAATTAAGAAACCGTTATGTAAATGAAAATTTGTTTTTTAAGGAATAATAAATGTCTATAATTCATTTAGAAGAAGTCAAGATAAAGAATTTTCTATCATATGGATCTAATGTTTCAACATTTAAAATTGACCACGGGCTGACTTTGATCTCAGGGCAAAACAAGGATACTTCACGATCAAATGGAGCAGGGAAATCTGGTTTAAATGAAAGTATTGTTTGGGCATTGTTTGGCAAAACAATTAAAGATATTACTAAAGATCAAATAGTAAATTGGAAGAATAAGAAAAAATGCTTGGTAGAAATTTCATTCTCTATTGATGGGATTAAATATAGGATTGAACGAGGAATCAAACCTAATGTTCTAAAAATTTACAAGGGCGATAAAGAACTTGATTCTTTAGCTTCTGTCACAGATTTTCAAAAATATCTCGAAGAAGAAATTTTGAAAATTGATTACAAAACCTTTATTTCCTTGTTCTATTATAATCCAAATAACTTCGTTTCAATCTTTGATATTCCTAAAGCTCAGAAAAGAAAATTTCTAGAGAACATTTTCAATCTTGAAGCATACTCAGATATAAAGAATAAGATTAATAAAAAAGTTTCTAATATTGATAGTGCAATATTAGAGAACAAAACTTCTGTTTCGAAAAATGAAGAGAGAATTTCTTCATTAGAAATAAATGTTTCAAAATACACTTCTGATATTCGAAGTATTGACATTTCAGATACTCACTTACAGTTACTTCAGGAACAACTCAACGATATCCCGGATGATCTTCCTTCAAAAGAAGATATTGAGAAATATGAACAAAAGATTAAAGATATTGAAGTAGTTAAAAATAAAGCTGAAATAGCTTTTTCAGAAAAGAATGCTCTTCTAAAGGGAATTAGTTATGACCCTAATGCTGCTGACAAGTTAGAAGAATGTAAGAAGAATTTTACTAGTGTAAACTACGATGAGGAACTTGAAAAGCTTCTTTATGATGAGTGTTTCGATTATAAGGTAAAGAAAGAATCCATCCTTTCAGATCTGAAAAAGGTCTCACAAAAAGGGCAATATGAAGATCTTGATAATTGTCCTATTTGTGGATCTAAAATGAATAATGAATCTATTAGAGAACACAAAGCAAAAGAAAAAGATAGATTAAACAAGGAGCTTACTGAAGTAGAAGAAAAGGAAAACCTCCTTATTTCTAAGCATAATGATATTAAAAAATCTAATATGGATTATAAGTATTATGAATCTGAAATTGAAAGATTAACAAAAGTAATTGAAGAAAATAGTAAGTATTTAGAGATTATGGAATCTATTAAGACTCTAAAGGAAACAAAAGAAAAATTCTCTAATACTGTATTTAATTGCAATTCAAAATTGAAAGAAATGAAGGAAAGGGCCTCATTGTACAATAGAGATCTTCTTCTTTCTCAGATTGAAAATGAAAAAAATAGAATTGAAGAAAGAAAAGCTCAGATTGAGAAGCTTGAAGAATACAAAGCAAATGCTATTTCTGAACTGAGTCTTCTGAAGAGTGAAAATGTTGAACTCAAAAAGAAGAATACTAATCTTAGTCTTTTGAAGGATTATTATTCCTTCCTGAAGAAGCTCTGTGGTGATGACCAGATTAAGCAATATGCCATTAGTAGTCTAGTACCTATCATTAACCAGAGAGCTAACCATTACCTCTCAGAGGCAGCCGTAGGGTTTTATATCAAGCTTGATGGATGGCTGGATTGTGAAATCAAGGGAGCTGGAATTTCTAATGCAACAGCCAGTAGTCTTTCCGGGGGAGAAAAGAAATCTTTAGAATTGGCTCTTCAATTTGCTCTTTATGACATTTCAAAATTAAAATGCAAAAATCTCCCAAACATTCTTATTCTTGATGAAATTTTGGATTCTTCTGTAGATGTTAAAGGTATTGAAAATCTTATGAATATTGTAACTATCAAACAACGTGAAGACAATCTTGCTACATTCATTGTTTCTCATAGAAAAGAAATTAGTTCGTTTACATTTGATCGTAGGTTTAATATTATTAAATCTAATGGATATAGCTCTATTAAGGAGGAAGTATAATGGATGAATGGAAGCGGGGGTTATCAGATGTAGAAATTACAAAAAGAATTTGGGATATCGTTAAAGATGATAAGTATCTAGGTAAAGAGCTTGCTTATTATAATGAGGAAAATGAAGTAATATCCCTTTTAGATGGAAATTTAACTTTAACTGTCTTTGAAAATGATATTATTATTGGATTCTCTTGTGAATTAGATTCTGCTAAAAGAATTATTGCTATATATACTTATCTAAGTGGTCTTATACATATTAAAGATTTAAAAATTGTTGATGAATATTACATTTCATTTGATGAAAATGATATGCCAGAAATGTTATATGGCCATGAAGCAAGAATGAAATTTTTACAAGATAAATGTTTTAATGTTTTTAAAAATTTATTAGAAAATAAAAATATGAAAGATTATTTAGAAGATCTTAATATTGAAGATATGTATAAATGTTAAGGAGAAAAAAATATGACAACATTAAAAGAATTGAAAGCTAAAATTAATAAAAAAGTTAAGGGTGTACATTGTGAAATTTTAAGTGATAGTGAAATCATGAATTGTGATTCTTGAATCAGTACCCCAAGTTATGATTTAAATAGAATTATTTCTGGGGATCTTTTTAAGGGGCTGCCTGTTAGATCTATGAATTTTTTAGCTGGCATGGAAGCATCTTTTAAATCTTCATTTGCATGTATCTGTGCAGCTAATTCACAAAAAGAAGGATATAAAGTAATTATCATAGATACTGAAGGGGGACTATCAGGGGAATTTGTAAAAAGATGGGGTCTAGACCCTGATGAGATATTATATATTTATGAACCAATTGTAGATAATGTAAGCTCTATTTTTGGACAATTACTTGAAGAAGAAGATGAAAAATTTTTAATTATTTTAGATTCTATTGGCGGTCTTGAATCAAATAAACTTCTATCAGATGCTTCAGATGGAAATGTTAAATCAGATCAAGGTGGCCTCGCAAGAAAAATTAAGCAAATGATGAAGTTATTCACCACAATCATTAAAAAGAAAAGTTCCATTGGTATTTATACCGGGCATACATACGGAAGTCCAAATGCTGGTCTTTATGCTACTGAAGAAGAAATAGGTGGTGGTAAAGCTTGTAAATATTTAGCCGATTGTATTATTATGCTCAAAAAGTCAAAGAAATATGATAAAGATAAAACAGTAATTGGAAATGTAGTTAAAGCATACACGTTAAAAAATAGATTTTACCCTGCATTTAATAGATGTGAGGTTGATATTGATTATGTACATGGTATTAACAAAGTTCATGGTATGTTTGATTTAGCTGAAAAATTTGGATTTATTACTAAGGCAGGGGCTGGTTGATGTACAAATGTTATAACAGGTGAAAAAGTTCAGGGAATCGAAAAAACTATTCCATGATTTAACAGGGAAATGTTAGAAAAAATAAATAATGAACTTAAAGCTACTGGATATAGTACGATCGATGAAGAACTTAAGGAATCACTAAAAGATGTTTCTTTAGAAGAATAATATCTGGCGCCAATTTTAAAAACTCCTTTTTATAAATAAAATAAAAGGGAGTTTTTTGATGTCAATAATATGTCTTATATGCAATATAGAATGTAAATCTATGAAAGCACTTAAAACACATTTAACAAAAAAACATAATATATCTTTTAAATTTTATTATGATAATAATCTTAAAGTAGATAATATGGACGGTATATGTAAGTTATGTAAAACAAATGAAACATATTTTATAAGTTCTTCTGGCAAATATAAACCATTGTGCGAAAAATGCGGCAAATCCAGGAGTATTCATGCACTAAAAATTTTATATGGAGAGGAAGAAGGAACTAGAAGATACAATGAAATCTGTGCTGGTTGTAGTAGAGACTTAGCATTCTTCACCAACAAATATGGAGAGGAAGAAGGAACTAGAAGATACAATGAATGAGTTAATAAAACAAAAAATAATAAACAAAATTTTATAAAACGACACGGGGAAGAAGAAGGATTAAAGAAATATGACGAATATTGTTTATCAAAATCTTTATCTAAAGAAAAATTTATTTATAAGCATGGAGAGGAAGAAGGAACTAGAAGATACAATGAATGATCAAAATCACATCTTACATTAGAAGAATATATATCAAAGCATGGAGAGGAAGAAGGAACTAGAAGATACAATGAATGAGTAAATTCTGCTAAAAATTCCAAAGAAAACTTTATTATTAGATATGGAGAGGAAGAAGGATTAAAGAAATATAATGAATATTGTAATAAAGTTGGCTGTGGTTTAAACAATTTGATTAGAATATATGGAGAGGAAGAAGGAACTAGAAGATATAAAGAAGTTTGCAGTAACAAAAAAGGCATTGGCTCTTTAAAATATTGTATTAATAGATACGGAAAGGAAGAAGGAGCTTCTTTTTATAATAGATGAAGTAAGTCTAGTGTGCCTACATTAGATAATATGATTAGAATATATGGAAAGGAAGAAGGAACTAGAAGACATACCATATTTAGAGAAAAATCAAAACAAAATTTACACAATTTTATAGATAGATATGGAGAAGATGAGGGCATAAAAAGATATAATTTGTTTTGTGAAAGATCATCAGGAAATACTAGGTCGGTTTCCAAAGAATCCTTAAAGTTATTTTATGAATTGATAGATTGATTATTTGAAGAGAATATTGCAGATTTTAAAGATATTAAATGTGGTATACCAGAAAGTTCTGAATTGTGTATAACATACAATAATAGAAAAAATAGATTTATGTTTGATTTTACATTATTTGATAAACTTATAATAGAATATAATGGCAATGGATCTCATGTAAGAGATACATGATCTATAGATAAAAAAGAACAATGAAGGCATGTTTGAGACAAAGAATGTGACTATATTAAAGCACTTGAAAGGGACGCCTTTAAAAATAATATCGCTATTAATGCTGGTTATAAAATTCTTACTGTATGAGCAGAAGATAAATTTGAAGAAAATTTAAAGTTATGTAAAAAATTTATATTGGAAGAAATGATTGATGAAGAAACTGGAGAAGTAATTCTCTAATTAGGAAAAATGACTAATAAGTTATACATATAACTCATTAAAGAGCTTAATGTATAACTTATTAGTCAAATTACATTTTGTATTTGATTTGCAACTTCTTTAAAATTCTTTTTGTTCCAAAATGAATAGGCGCAGGAATATCTTTAAAAGATGTAATTCATTTATAAGCTGAATGTTCCCAATTTAACTTTGGTTCAAATATCTCATCCACAGTTATTATAAAGGTTGTAAAAGTAAAATCTCCATCCTCAAAAATATCAAATGGTTTTTCTGAAATTTTAA